AAGACAACTTATGCCATGTGGGCCGAGAAACACGGCTTCCCGTGGTGTGCTTATTATGCAATCCCAATCAACTGGCTCAAACCATGAACAATCAGAGTTCCTACATCACGAGCCTTGTCAACATTGCGGTTCTTCAGACGGCTGCTCACGCTATTCTGACGGACATACTTATTGTTTTGTATGTGACCACTATGAAAGCGGGGATGGATCAATCCACCATCATCAGCCAGAACGGAGCAATCGAGCAATGTTAAAAGGTAACCCAGTACGTTTAAACAAACGTGGACTAAGTGAAGAGGACTGCCGTAAGTACCGAGTACATAAGGATGGGGACGTTTTACGTTTCCATTACTTTAATAAGAAAGGTCAGGTAGTCGCAGCTAAGGTCAAAACAAAGGACAAGGACTTCTACTGGGACGGTAAAAATGAAGACAACCAGTTCTTCGGACAGAATCTATTTCCAGATAAGGGGTCAAGACTGACCCTTTATGAAGGGGAGATGGATGCTGTCTCAGGACACGCAGCTATGCCAAAATGGCCTCACATGTCAGTACCTAACGGTGCTGCGGGGGCTAAGAAAGATCTACAAAAAGTACTAGACTTAACACAAGGTTATGAAGAAGTTGTATTCTTTTACGACAATGATGAAGCAGGTAGGTCAGCAGCTCAAGAATGCGCTGAGCTTTTACCAGCTGGAAAAGCAAAAATTGCTATACTTGAGAAATACAAGGATGCGTCTGAAGCCCTTCAGGCAGGTGACCCCGAAGCAATACGCAAAGCTATCTGGGACGCAAAGACGTATCGCCCTGACGGAATTGTTGATGCTAAATCGTTACTTGAATTAATAACCACACCCGAAGCACCATGCGCCCATGAATACCCATTCAAAGGACTCAACGAGAAGCTACACGGGATCAGGTATGGGGAGCTTATCACCATTACTGCTGGCACTGGTAGTGGAAAGACCTCATTCTGTCGTCAACTTGCAACTGACCTGCTCCAGAGTGGGGAATCAGTTGGGGTCGTGGAGCTTGAAGCAAACAATAAACGAACAGCACTTGGATTAATGTCCTCGGCTGTTGGTCACAATCTACAACTAGGAGAGTACAATGAGCAACAACTCAAAGAGTATTTTCATAATACCATTGCTAATTGGAAGCTTTACATGTTTGATGGCTTTGGCAGTTTTGATCCTGACATTATCTTTAACAGGATCGAATACCTTGCCGGTGGATTGGAGTGTCGTTTTATATTCTTAGACCACATTAGTATTCTTATGTCTGGTCTCGAAGGAGATGAGAGGAGAATGCTGGACCAAACAATGACCCGCTTACGTTCTCTAGTCGAGAGAACAGGTATTTCACTATTTCTTGTATCCCATGTCAGACGAACCCAAAGTGATCATAACCACGAAGAAGGAGCCAGAGTCAATATTGGACAACTTCGAGGCTCGCACAGCATTGGTCAATTGTCAGATGGAATTATTGCGCTTGAACGGGATCAGCAGGCAGATAAATCGAAAGCTTCAACTACTGTGCGAGTACTTAAAAATAGATACTGCGGAGAACTCGGAGTAGCCTGTAACCTTACCTACGACTCAGACACTTGTAACTTTCATGAAATTAAACCCGAACAAGAGTTCAACCCGACCACGGATTTTTGAAGGCAGTGAATATGAACACCCTTGGTATACATACTTAAAAAAACCGCATCCACCATCATCTGAAGCTGTTGCTAAGGCACAGTTTAAAGATAAAACTTATACATGGAAGAAAAAAGTATAAACCTAGCCTTTGACATGGAAACAGATGGGCTAGATTCCACCCGCATCCATTGTATAGTCACTCAAGATCTGGATACAGGTCTTGTTGAGGAGTATAATGATGAAAAATATGCGGATAATCCTAAAGAATTACCTATGGCTGCTAGTAATTCTATTGCTAACGGCTTAACTAATCTGATGGCTTGTGATAACATCGTATCTCATAATGGGATAGCGTATGACGTAGCACAAGCCCAGAAGCACTACCCATTCTTCAGGAAGCTCATGGCTAAACACTGGGATACCTTAATTCTCAGTAGATTTTACCATCCAAACCTCTTGGACATAGATCTTAAACGTAGGTGGCGTGACATGCCAGCTAAGTTATATGGATCACATAGCCTAGCAGCCTACGGGTATCGTCTAGGATGTCGTAAAGGAGATTTCGGTCAGACAACTGATTGGAAGGATTGGACCCCTGAGATGCAGGAATACTGCAAACAAGATGTCGTTGTACTCACAAAACTATGGGAACATTTCCAAAAATACCTGAACCCCTCATCTTAGAGCATCGCATTGCTGAGATGATGCAGGACCAAAAACGGGTTGGATGGCCTTTGGATGTTAAGAAAGCCCAAGCACTAGAGAACACTCTTTTAACACGCTTAGAGGAGCTTAGAGAGGCCACACAGAAGATATGCTGGGCAGTGCCTGGTAATCTATTCACACCAAAACGTGATAACAAAAACCAAGGTTATGTTAAAGGTGCAGAAATGCAACGGCTTAAGGATTTTAATCCTAGTAGTCGAGAACATATTGCTTGGTGGTTTAAAACCTTTCAAGGTTGGACACCAATTAAAAAAACTCCTACAGGTAAAGCAGTTATTGATGAAACTGTCCTGAAGGAAATCAATACAAACGAATCATTACTATTCCTTGAGATTCTGATTATCCAAAAGAAGCTCGGAATGTTGTCGCAAGGCAGTAATGCATGGTTGAAGTTAGTCAAGGATGGCAGGCTTCACCACTCCTGTTTTATTGGAGCAGCTACACACCGAATGGCTCACGCTACTCCCAATATTGCCCAAGTCAGTAGCGATGCTGATTGTAGGGAACTTTTTATTACAAAACCTGGCTGGAAACTGGTTGACAGTGACCTTGCAGGGATAGAACTACGCATGTTTGCACATTACCTAGCTCGTTACGATGAAGGTAGGTATGCAGACATATTACTTAATGGAGACATCCACCAAGTCAATGCAGACAAGATCGGAGTTACCAGAAGGCAGGTCAAAACTATTACCTATGCCTTTCTATACGGTGCTGGCAACCAGAAAATTGGTTTATCCTATGACAACCTCTTATCCCCTGAGGCTGCTAAGAAGAAGGGGGCCGAAATACGGAAAGCTTATATGGAAGCCATTCCTGGTCTTAGTGATCTTGTTGAGGCTACCAAAAGAGTATCTGAAAGCGGTAGCATCCGTGCCATCGACGGTCGTAATATCAGCGTTGACAAAGGGCACAAGTCCCTCAACTATCTCTTACAAGCATCGGCAGCGGTAATCGCAAAGCGTTGGTGCATATGTACTAGTGAAGTTTTAAACAGCACACTTTATCCTCATGAAAGGTACGCCTTTGTACATGATGAGCAAGTGTTTGGTGCGCCACCATCATCAGCTAAGTACGTTGCTTTTGCATGTAAATTTGCAGCAGCACAAGCTGGTGAATATTATAAATTACGAATCCCGATTGCCGCTGACGCTAACATAGGCGACAATTGGGCAGAGGTACATTAATGTTATTGATTGACTGCGACTTTTTAGCTTATAAATCGGCTCAAGCTGCTGAGGAAGGTATAGATTTTGGTGATGATGTTATCATTGCTCAATCTAATTTTAGCCAAGTCCTTAAAATCTTTGAACGAGAGCTAAAAAAGGTCACAAAGGCAATGTTTGATGATGAATTTGTACTATACTTTTCTAGTCCTAAGAATTTTAGGAAGAAAATTTGTGCCGATTACAAGGGTCATAGACTTAGGCGTAAGCCTCTAGGATATAAACGCTTGCTCAACCATTGTAAAGAAAATTACAACTTTGTCCTAAGGGATGGGTTGGAAGCTGATGATGCACTCGGAATGGATGCCACTCAATTCCCTAGTGTTGACAACATACTCGTCAGCCCAGATAAAGATATGCGTCAGATCCCAGGAAATCTATGGAACCTAACGGATGATGTTGTAGAAATTACAAAAGAAGATGGAGATGATTGGCATCTAATCCAATCAATTTCAGGCGACCCAACTGACGGTTACGGTGGATGCCCAGGAATCGGAATCAAACGTGCCACCGAATTGTTAAATAAAAACCCTGATAATAAATGGGGTGCTATTTGTCAAGCATTTAAAGAACGAGGGTTATCAGACGATGACGCTCTACTTAATGCACGGTTAGCTAAGATCCTACAACATACTGACTTTGATTATGACCGAAACGAACCAATCCTATGGACCCCAGTATTATAAACGGGGTTCCATAGAAGTATGGGATTTTATTAGAGATCAGCAACTCAACTATCACCTCGGTAATGCTATTAAATATGTATGCCGTGCTGGTCATAAGGATGATCCTATTACAGACCTAGAAAAAGCTATCCACTACTTAACTAATGAGAAAGAGCACTTACTCAAAGAGCGCATACGA